AAGGGGAATTATAAAATATTTAATTCAGCAAAGGAAGATTCCAATAGTTGCTTGTAATAGTGGCTTTTGTTATACTAGAGATATTCATAAAATACTTCATTATATTTCAACATTAGAAGATCGTATTACAGGAATCCAACAAAGAGTTGATAGTCTTATATTTATTAGAGAGAACTTGTAATGATAAATAAAAAAAACAAAGGATTAAGAATAAGAAAAAAATGTATTGTTCAACTTGAAAAGCTTGGCTATTTGATTGATACTGTAGAAAAAACTGGAAGGTTTGTGAAGCAAAAAGATATGTTTGGATTGTTTGATATAGTGGCAATTAAAGATGGTGAGGTTTTTTTTATTCAAATAACTACCAATCAACCTCATGTTCATCATGAGTATTTAACTTTCGTACAAGAGCATAAATTAATCAAATCAAATATACAACAATGGGTTTGGTATGATCATAAGAATTGGAAGATATGGCAGTATTATATAACAGGATACAAAAGAGTTGAAAATCGTGTTTTATGCAGGTAGATGTAGAAGTTGTGGATATTGGCAAGGAATAGAAGTACGAAGTCAATACACATATGTATTTAAATGTCGAAAGTGTAATAAATCAATTAAGTTTATGAAAGATACTAATAAGATAAACGTTTTTAGTATTGAAGTTCAAGGTCCATATGCAAGTCCAGTTGGTATAAATGAAATAGTTGCATTAAAGAATGCAGCAAACCAAACTCTTGGATGGACAACTCACAAATTATAATCGTATGTTATCACTAATATCTACGATAGGGAAGGGGTGTGAAACCAACCATTTTACGCAAAAATCCTCTTTTATCCCTTCCCTTTATATTCATTGGTGGGGAGAGAAAATGAAAGTTGATACAAGAATTGAAGTAAAAGAAACACAGATTTATGAAACAGAAACACATAGTTTAAGGACAACAGAAGAAACCTTAAATAAAATTACAGATGGAACTAACGCCAGAGAAAAGATGTATGAATATATTTCTGGAAAGCTTAATCTGATTAAAGGTCTTAAAGTAGATAGTGGTATTCAGAGAGATATTTCCCGTGATGCAATTTATAGAAATATTATGAATAATGATGAACCACCCTATAAGCAAGGAATAGAAGTACGAAGTCAATACACATATGTATTTAAATGTCGAAAGTGTAATGAAGGAAGCACCAAATAATGTGGCCATGAAGGAAAAGAAATCAGCAAAGACATAAAACTTATGTGGAGTTCTGAATCGGTAACGACCAGACAGTTCCTAATAACTGCATAGCTCCACATTTTATTATTATAGGTAAGAAATACAATGACAAAAATAAAAGTGAATGGAAGAGAAATTATAATTACACCAACAAAATCTACATTTCGTAGTTCAGCAAGTGAGATGTCTAAGAAGATTTACAGATGTTTTGAAAAAATAGGAATAACAGCAGAATATATAGAACTAAATACTCCAAGAAATCCATTAAAAAAAAATGAAGTAGCCGAGATTTGTTGGTATGTTAATGAAGAAGATTTTTATTATTCATGTGATAAGCAAGAAAGATATATAGATAATCTTGGTGTTATTGCAAAAATAATAGACCAAGATACTTATGCAATTAGAAATGGCATGAAGTCATTTGCACAAGTTATGAATCAGTTTAAACTTGGATACGATGAGACTGGAATAAAAGATAAAACTCCAAGAGAAGTACTAGGAGTGCCAGATTACATGGATGATTTGAATTATATTAAATTCATGTACAAGAAGAGAGCGAAAGAAGTACATCCAGACCAAGGTGGAGCACCAGGTGACATGGAAGAATTGACAAAAGCATATCAACAGATACAAGACGAACTAGAGGGCAAAAATGGAAGTAATGCAAGTTAAAATTAAAGACTTAACGTACAACGAGAAGAATCCAAGAAAGATAAGTAGCATAGAGCAGAAGCGACTTATGAGATCAATTAAAGAGTTCGGGTTTGTTGATCCAGTAATTGTAAATAAACAAAAAGATAGATTCAATATGATCATCGGTGGCCATCAAAGAGTGAAAGCCGCAGAGAAACTAGGATGGAAAGAAGTCCCAGTAACATACGTCGAAATAGAAGAGGACAAGGAACATTTACTAAACATAGCATTAAATTCTATTTCAGGAGAGTGGGATGACGACAAATTAATGAAACTTCTTAAGGAACTTCAGGAACGAGGATCAGATATAACATTGTCAGGATTTGCAGAACCAATACTGGACGAGATGATGGCAAGAGACTCACTAGTAGAAAAAGAAAAGAATATCGACAGGACACCTGCAGTACCAAGTAAACCAAAAACAAAATACGGAGACGTGTGGACACTTGGAAATCATAAGGTAATGTGCGGAGACAGTACAGTGCCTAACGACTTCGACAAATTAATGGGAACAAAAGTAGCAGACTTATGCTGGACGGATCCTCCATACGGAGTAAGTTATACAGGAGCAGCAATCGAAGGAGCGAAGGAATGGGATCCATTGAAGAACTATGAACTACAAGGAGAAGCACTTAAGAAATTTCTAGAGGCAATATACAAGAACGTGTTTTTATTCACAAGATCAGGAGCAGCAATGTATACGTGCTATGCAAGCGTGAATCATATAACATTCGAACAATCATTAAATACAGCAGGATGGACAGTAAAACAACAGTTAATATGGAGTAAAGGGCATGTTTTAGGACGGTCAGACTATCACTGGTGTCATGAACCGATATTATACTGCAGAAGAGGAGAAGAATCAACCGAGTGGTATGGAGACAGAACCCATAAAACAGTTACAATGAATTCTAGTATCGAGCAGTTGCAAGAACTCAAGAAGGAAGAATTAATCGAAATTATCAGTAACATCAGAGAGAACGGAGATATTGTGGAAGAGAAGAAAGACAATTCGTCTGATTACCTACACAGTACCCAGAAGCCAGTAGGACTAAGCAAACGTATGATTAAGAACTCTACAAGACCAGGAGAAATAGTACTGGAACCATGTGGAGGAAGCGGTAGCGTATTAATGGCATGCGAAGTATCAGGAAGATTCTGTTATTGCATGGAACTAGATCCAAAGTATACTGACGTGATAGTTGCAAGATGGGCATTATTTACAGGGAAGGACCCAGTACGAGAAGACGGAGTAAAATGGAGCGAACTGAACAAGTAACATTTTTTAGTACATTTACTGGAGTCGGTGGGTTCGAGATAGGAATACAAACTGCAATACCAGGAGCGAAGTGTGTAGGAATGTCAGAGTTCAACAACCACTCGAGTAGCGTACTAAGATACAGGTTCAAAGGAGTGAAAAACTATGGAGACATCACAAAAATCAACGAACAAGATGATGGGAAACGCAGTAACAACTAACATAATGGAGGAAGTAGCGAGGAGAATATACTCTGCACTTTTGCACCAATGAAAAAAGATAACATAAACATAATACATGGAGACGCAATAGAAGAGATGAAAAAAATAGATGACAAATCTATAGATATGATATTATGTGATCTACCATATGGTATGACAAGAAATAGATGGGACATTATTATACCATTAGATGATATGTGGAAACAGTTTAAAAGAATAGTCAAGGAAAATGGTGTTATTGTTTTAAATTCAATGCAACCATTTTCTAGTAAACTTATAATTAGCAACACAGAGTGGTTTAAATATGAGTGGATATGGAAAAAAGAAAATGTTACTGGATTTTTAAATGCAAAAAAGCAACCATTAAGAAATCATGAAAACATATTGATTTTTTATAAAAAACAATGTAAATATAATCCACAGATGTCTCCTGCATTAAATGGAAAAATGATATCATCAACTGCAACCAAAACAAAAAATTATGGTAATATTAAAACAAAGAATACACTTAATCTTAACAAGAATAGATACCCAAAAACCATTATAGCATTTAAAAGAGATAAAGAAAAATTACATCCTACACAAAAATCAGTTGCTTTATTTGAGTATTTAATAGAAACATACAGCAATAAGGGAGCAACTGTGCTTGATTGTTGTATAGGATCAGGAACAACTGCAATCGCATGCATACAGTCAGAAAGAAAATGTATAGGAATTGAGAAAAATAAAAAGTATATTGATATTACCAATCAAAGAATTAAAGATGAATAGAAAGGAAGAGAAGGAAGAAAGAGAGAAGCTTATAGATCAGGTTATGGACATGGTCGTGACAGGATACACGTACAGAAGCATAGCAAAACAATTAGGAATAGGAGTAAGATCAGTTAATAGTTACGTCAAGAGCAGAACAGAAGAAGAGCTCACCATAATGAGAACAGATGCCGCAAACCAGATGGCAGAGATGGAACTAGCGAGGAAGAAGCGAAGCAAGAGACTGTGGACCATGGCAATAGATCCAGCAACAAAAGACAAGGACAAGATGAAAGCAATGCAATTACTTCAGAACGAAGAAATGCTCAAGATTAAACGTCAGCAGCTTATAGGACTTATTCCTGCAGAAGCTCCACTGATTGCAATACAGAACAACAGCACGCTTGAAATCAATACCATATCAGACTCAATTAAGAGAGTTCATCCAGAACTACTCGAGAAGTTCAATAAAAATAAAGTGGAGTTAGTAAATGTCAAACAAGAAGATACCTAGATCAATAAAAAAAGATATACTAGACGAGTTGACGAAGATTGATAAAGACATTAATATTGCCATAGAGACTCTGTTATTCCAAAATTCACGTAAATTAGACTCTAAAGATTTGTGGAATCAAATAGAAGACAAAGTACAAAATATGATAGACAGAGAGATCGAGAAGGCGAAGAAGGGATGGTAATGAATAAATCGATATATGTGTACTGTGTACACTGCAAACAAACCACAATAGGAGTTAGAAATGCGAAGGACTCTTTTCTTTGTGACTGCTGTGGAGGAGTATGCGGAGTGTCAAGAACAAGAGATGATACGAATGAGTAAATGCTACCAAGAAGCCATGAAGGCAAAAGAGATGATACGAATGGAAAAAATAATAATCAACAAAGAGCAACTGAAAGAATTATTGACATTTGGGTCAGTTGACATAATGGGATACAGAATACAAACAGCTATTGATGCTGAGTATGGATATCCAAAAGGAATGTATGAATTGGTTTCAAGACTAATCAACACAGACATACACCATATAGCGTGATTACCATGTGTGAACCAACAAGTCCAGGAACATGTCAATGCAAAGGATATTTAATTATAACTTGTGCATGCGGGATATGCAGGAAGTGCGGAAAGAAAGTGGTACTAAATACAAGACCACCACTTATAAATGTGGAGATGAATAATATATGAGTGATCAGGAGCTTATCGACTGGGCCATACGAAACAAACGAGTAGACATCTTAGTAAAACATAAATGGGGATTTGAACTGTCCCCAGGGCAATGCAACATCGTGAGAAAAATAGCATTCATGGAAGTTAGAAAACTCAGTGTGTGTGCAATGACAAGATACGGAAAGAGTCAGTGCGTAGCATTTGGCATAGCTTTATTAATAGACTTCGGGATTCCCGCAAAGATTGCATTTTTAGGACCTAAAGAAGAACAAGCCGGAATACTTAGACAATATCTATCAGAATTAATAGTGTCGGATCCTTCGCTGTTAGCAAAAGCAAATTTATTTGCAACCAGGGAAGAGAAGATAGGAAAGGAAGCGTCCAGGAAGAGAATGACATTTAATACAGGAGCAGAGTATCGTGTATTTTCAGGAGAAGGAGATGCAGGACGTCTTATGGGATTCGGATGTGACATATTAATCAGAGATGAAGCATGTTTAATCAGTCGAGCAGCATATACAAAAAGCAGTCGTATGCTTGGAGATAATCCAGAAGACTCAATCATAATAGAACTTTATAATCCATGGGACACAGACAATGTGGCATATGAACACACTCTGGATCCAAAATGGGAAGTAATACAGATCGGATGGGAGCAGGCAGTAGCGGAAGGAAGAACTACTAAAGGATTTGTCGACCAACAAAGAGGAGACTTTATGCCGCTTGAATTTACAGTTTTATATGAGTCGAAGTTTCCAGATCAACCAGAAGATAGTTTATTCTCATTGAAGTGGGTAACTGCATCAGAGGAGCTAACTCTCAAGCTTGATGAAAGCCTTGCAAAGTTGCTGGAAGAAATTAGAATCCTAAAGACACAGGTCACTCAGATGGGAGAAGGACAGTATCGAATTAAGACCAAGGAGCTCAAAGAAGAGCTTTATAAGTATACAAAAATAGTAGCGTGTGATCCTGCAGAAAAGGGAAAGGACGAGACAGTTATATACTGGGGAATCAAATACATAAACCAGTTCCAAGTAATAGGAAAATACAACGAAGCCAAGAGTGATCCCATGCGCGTAGTAGGGAAATGCATAAGCATAGCGGAGGACTTCATAGAGCCAGAAGTCAATGGGAAGATTAATATTGATAGAATCGGAATAGGATCAGGGCCATTAAGCAGAATTAAGGAAGTTCTACGAGAGAAGAAAATGACAAACGTAATCGCTTACGGATGCCACTATGGAGAAAAAGCCATGAAGAGCGACATATTCCAGAACAAGAAAGCAGAAAACTGGTTCAGTTTAGCAGATATCATGAGGGAGGGACTGATAGACATACCAGTCATAAAGAAACTTAGAACGCAATTATTATCAGAGAAGTGGGAAAGAACATCAGCAAACAAAAAGAAAGTAGTGGATCCTGACGACTCACCTGACTGGGGAGACGGACTGGTTTATTTCGTATGGAGAGACAAAGCAGGCCTATTATTTGGATTCGGTTAATTATGGGTAACCATAAAAAACTTTAAATAACAAACTAATAATAAATAGATACATTAACAAAAATTACTCCCGAGTTTCATATTTATGGCATCACTAAAAGACTGGCTAGGATTCTCAAAGAAATCTGTAATAACGGTAGATTCATTAAACGAAACTACAAGAGAAGGAATTAATAAAGCATACATTCCAAAATTTCTATATAAACCACCGTTCGGATATCCAAGATTTGCTAACATCACCTATATACGATATCTAGCACAAACTCCATACGTTGAAATGTGCATCGGAACGATTATAGATGAGATAGCAGGAATAGAGTGGGACATCGTACCAACGGAGGGAATGGAAGAAGAGTCTGATGAAGCAGAGATAGAACATATTAGGAACTTTTTTATAAATCCAAACACAAACAGGGAATCATTCGAAGAAGTCTTTGTAAGAATGCCAGTGCGTGATATTTTAGAAGTAAACTCAGCAGTTCTAAATAAAGTATTTAATATGAAGGAAGAAATGGTAGAGGTCGTAGCAAGAGACGGCGCAACATTCACAAAGAACCCAGACGTTCATGGAATGTATACCAACCGAGACGATATTATAATGCCTACGAGAATCGTAGACGATACAGTCGGAGCAGAATATTTAAATCCGTACACAGAAATAACAGCAACAAGTTCAAGAGAACGTGCGGCTTACTTTCAGTATGGATGGATAGCAGGACCAATACCTGTCCCATTCGGAAGAAGAGAAGTTATCTGGATAGAGAAAATGAAGAGATCCGATGATCACTACGGATACAGCCCAGTACAACTTCTTAGTAAATCACTGCAAATGCTTCTACACATGATAGAATCAGACCTAGAATACTACAATGACAATAACGTACCAAAGGGAATCATAGGACTAGACGAATCAGACGCAGACGAGATCAAGGCATTTAAAGAGCAGTGGTTCGAGACACAAAGGACAAAGGACGAGTTCGGTAACTGGAAGAAGATGATGAACAAAGTGCCAATCGTCAATAAAACTCCTACATTTCAACGGATAGAGTTCTCATCAACCGAAATGCAAGTAATAGAGAAACAGAAGTGGTATACTAAAATGGTATGGGCTTGTTTTGGAGTTACACCAACAGAACTAGGATACACAGAAGACGGATCGGGAGCAGCGAATCAGATCGTACAAAGCAAAGTATTCAGGAAGAAAGCAATCAATCCAATGCTTAGGAACCTAGAATCAAATTATAACATGAGCATAGTCTCAGAGTTTGAATACTGGGGAGAGATTAAGACAAAAGCTGGAAAGGTAATCAAACGACCAAAGTACGAGTTTAAATTTAAGAAGTTCGATGTTGACGAGGAAACAATCAAGTACGAGCTGTACAAACTACAAACTGAATCAGGATTAAAGACCATCAACGAAGTGAGAATAGCTGAAGGACTTGATGAGGTAGAATGGGGAGACAAACCACCAAACGAATGGATGGGAGGTGGAGACAGCACAACAATTAATAACGGACAACCTGACGAAGAACCATACGCTGAAAGAGAAAGGCGCGCACAGGATCCAGACGAAGGACAGGAAGATACTGAAGAAAAAGGACTTCGTGGACCACCTGAGAAACCAACAGAGGATCCTGATGCAGAAAAAGAAGAAGATCCTGACAAAGATGACCAGGATGATGATGCCAAAAAAAAAGAAAAAAAAGCACTTAGTACAAAAAACCCACTAATTCTAAAGGAAGGAGAAAGACCAACCGGATACGAAAGACTCGAGAATGCAATTAAATATGTTAACAAGACTCATGAAAATGAGATTAAGAAACTCCTGACACTTGAAATGGGAAAGCATACCATGAACGAAGTCAAGGGAATCAACGAGATTATAACCAAACTTAAAGCAATTCTAGGAATAAATATGGTTAAGGGTTTTGTGCAGAAGATAATTAAAAACAATTACATGAAGGGATGGGACGAAGCAGAAAAAGACCTTAATATTAATATTGTTCCTGATCCAGGAGCAATTGACTATATGAGCGACTACACATACGACAACATCAAAGGAATGAATGACGATATAGCATCAAGCCTGAGGCAAGTTATGCAGCGAAGCTTTATGGATGGCTCATCACTTGAAGAAACAAAAAAAGAGATTACGAAGGTATTCGATGTCGGGAACAACAGAGTGACCATGATCGCAAGAACAGAATCAAACAGAGCGGCAAACTTCGGAAGATTACATGGGTACATGAAATCGGGACAATCAGGTAAGAAAGTATACGACGCACATCTTGACAGTAGGACAAGTCCATTATGTAGGAGACTGAACGGTCAGGAGAAGAACCTAGACGAAGATTTTATAGATCCAAAAGGCGAATGGAAAGGACCAGTACCGCCTGCGCACGTTAACTGCAGAAGCGGATGGAACTTTAAACCAGTTGACGATTAAGTAACTGTTATTTAATGCTCAACCCTAAAAAACTTTAAATAAGCAACTTATCATAATTATACACAATGGTAGATCAACATAATAATGAATTTGTATTCTATTCTGATAAATTAAGCTATAAAACAACAACAGTCGGCAAGGAAAAAGAGTACTTTATCGAGGGGCATATCAGCACCGGAGATATTGACCTTGTAAACGACATCGTGACTAAATCTTGTATGGACAGCATGATAACACAATTTGATAAGAGATCAATTAAATTAGACTTCGAACATGAGACATTCCGAGGAAAGTCAAAACTTGAAGCTGAAGCAAATAAAACAAGACTACCACTAGGAAAAGCAATATCAAAACATAGAGACGAAAAAGGAGTAGTCGTAAAGTGGAAGATGAATCCAACGTGGAAGAAATTTGACGCAAAAGGAAACATCGTCATGACATTTAAAGAAATCTGGGCAAACGTAAAAAGCGAAATGCTTGATGCATTCTCAATAGCGTACGTTCCAACAAGAACAAAGAGCATGGAACTACAAGGGAAAAGTGTCCGTATGCTTGACGCAGTAAATCTTTTAAACGTAGCATTAACAGGCAATCCAATAAATCCAGCGGCAACAATGAGCGCAGTTATGGCAAAAAGTCTGGAGTTCATGAAAGGCAAAGAGGAAGACAAGATGGATGATATGGAAAACGTGGAAATTAAAGACTTCGATAAGTTGGACGAAGCACTTAAGGAAATTAAATCTAAATACATCAAACGAACTGGCGGACCAGGTAACTACAAATACACATACGCCGAAGACGGCAAACATGGAAACCAAAAGCCATCAGGAGATAAAAAAGAATACACAACAAAACA